CTATTTTTTTTAAATAAACTAATAATTTTTTTACATTATTTTGTTTAGGTTTACTATTTCTTTTTTTCATAAAACCCACCCATTAAATAAACTATCTTTGTCAGGGAATATGTCGTCATTACTATTTGTTGAATATTCTGGAAAGCTGCTATTGTTAAAATCTAAATAGTCAATTAATCTTCTTGTGTAATATTCAGCTATATCTCTTTCTTTTTTTACTAAATAATCTATTTCGTTTTTGCTTACACTTTCTGCGTTTTCGCTTGTATGTTTAAATACGCCACCATTCTTGATCTGATAAGCTGCAAAGGGCAAATAGTCTGCCATCGCATAATGAATCAACATAGGCTGTACGTATGTGGTTGTTAGTGTTAAGTATGCACCTGATAAATTACCAGCATTTATTTTTGTAACAATAGCATTATACAAATCAGTACCTAAAAAATTTCTTATATGAATCTCCTGTGCAATTTTTATAAAGTGTATAAACTTGTCTGTATCAACGTTTCCATCAAGGATCGTGTTTTGTACTAGTTGCTTTCGTGTTATAAATAAAGTAGTTGCCATAATATTATCTTGGGTTTAGGTATCCACGGTTAGGCATATCAATTGGTCGCATAGCCACTTCCTTTGGGTTTTGGTTTTTCTTTGGTGCTGCTGGACCTTCAAATCTAGCACCTTTTCTGTCATCAATCGGTAGCGCACTAATTATTTTTCTTGCTCTACCTACTGATATTTTTTTGTTTCCTTTCTTTAGATATATTCTGCGAAGCCAAACGTGATGGCAATTTGCACCCCCTTTATATTTCCATATATTATAGCCACCTAAATTTGTACCTGCTGGACTTAATTCTTTGTTAGCCAAACTGTTTTTATCCAAATCTTCAACACGATAAACTCTGTTAGCTTTTAGCATTTTTCTGCAAAATTCTCTTGTGATTACGTTGCCATCTTTATCTCTTGTTAATTCACCAGAATATGCGTAACGCACTTTAAATAGACTTGTATCTTGTTTGCTTTTTTTTCTAGCATCACCAGTCATTACACTAGCAAACTCAAAATAACTTTGTATTTGGCTTTCATCTTCCATAGCTGGTCTTTCATCAATCAACTCCCAATCATCACCCATTTCTTCACCTTTTGAAATTAAATCATCAGCTAACTCACACATACTTTCGTTATCTAAATAAACATCACTAGCAAGTTCACGCTTTACGCCTGTTTCTTCTTCTCTTGTTTCTTCATCCTCAACATTGTCAAGATCCGTAAACTCTAACGGCTGCAGCGTTTTAAAGTATAAATTAAGGCTGATTTTGTTATAAGCTAATATTTGTTCAAAGCTATTTATCAAAAGCGTTTGAAACGGCCTAATAACTGTATTATCCATTAATATAGAAGCAGTCTTTAATTCATCAGCATTATTACCTAAACCTGTTTGATCTTTAATGCCTAACAGCATAGGGCTAACAACACGATGACTAACCATTATTTTTCTTGTGCTTTCGCTAGATAAAAACTCGTATTGATTGTGTGCATCACTTAATTGTACAGGATCCATACTAGCTTGGCTTTCTGGGTTATCATTAAATGCTAAGATAAATTTACCTGCGTTGCTGCTACCAGAAAACTTTTGATAGATCCTTTGTTCTATGAGTTCTCTTTCTTCTTCATTTGGCACTCCGTTATTAAAGTTTATAAGCATTGATGGTGCCAGTCCATTAAGAATGTTATTTAGATGATAATTTGAAACCTCTTCTTCTAGTTCACTATATTGTAAGCCACCTTGATAATCAACTGGTGAGTAATAAAAAAAGCCTGCTCTGTATGGTTTAATATACATAATTTCTAGGCTTTCATTACTTTTACCAAACGCTGGTATTCTTTTTAATTCTGTATTTTGTTTTACTTGTGTCCAATCACTAGCGTAATAATATGCTTTGATTTCACCATCCTCGCTTTTTTCAGCCCTTAAAGTTTCTACAGGCAAATGCTCTAATTCTGCAATACGAGATCTATCTTGTGAATAAATTACCTGAACAGCACATTGACCCATCAATTTTAAATCATAACAAAGCTTTCTAACACATTCATCAGTAAATAAAACTTTCATCTGCGCATATTCATTTGGCTTTCTATCACTATCTGTTGCATCTAACCCTTTGCCGAATATCATTTCACTAATACCATTTATAATAGCGTTGTTTGTTGGGCTGCCGTTGTAACGATCTATTAAATACTGAAAGTACATATTATCTTCCCCATATAAAATGTATTCTTTATTTCTTACCTCTTTTATTTCTGGGCTAGTATATGTACTTAAATTGATTACTCTTAAATCACTCATATTTTTATATTATTACATACTCATCGTCATTCATAGCTGCTGCGCCACTTGTAACATATTCACCACTATTTATGGTAAAGTCACCGTTGCCTATGGTTTGATCTGTTACAAATATTTTATCACGGTAGATTATAGAGCTACTACCATTTTTGACAATAATATTGTAAAATCTGCCTTCTTTTAAAATAGAAGAACCAGAATCAGTGTAAGCGTTTGGTATTTGTAAATAGTTTTTATCTACCGACCAGCTACTTGAACTATATGTGTATGTTTTGTTTGTTGATTCATCAGTTACTTCAAGCGTACCAGTTGTATCATAGCTTCTTGGTATTACTTTAATTGTTTGTGAACTAGCACTTGTAGTAAGAATCTTCATAATTATATAACAAAGAAAATAATTATTTTTGTAAAAAAAAAGAGGGCATATAGCCCTCCTTTATTCGTATATACACACCCCTTTTTAATTTGGTGCAATTGGTGAAGTTGCATCATCAGTCGGTGCTGCTGCGCAGAAGAATGGTGGTGAAGTTTCTTGTGCTACGATTGTAAGTGTAAAACCACTTAAATCACCCATAGCTGCACCAGTGGCCATTGTTCCCCCTGTTACTTCGCATCCGTGTTCTTTACCTAATAAAAATGCATTATCATTATAATCTACCACTACGACTTGTGGTCTTCCGTGTGCTAACAATTTAATCTGCTCTTGTGTTGCTTTATCTAAAAACTGTAAAGTTACATTTAAGGTGCTTTCATAAAAAGTAGTACCGTTTTCTCTAGATGAGTTAATGGCTGTTTCTAATGAAGAATTACCTTTTAAGTCATATCTGAAAAAATCTACTGAACCATCAAGCGTAACTGATCCGTCCGTAGCAACACTTAAATCTCTTGTTGCTGTTGAATAATTGGAAAAAAATACAAACTTTAAGCCACCTACTCCTGACTTACAAGCTAAACTTCTTCCGTTTGTTATGTTACACGCCATCTTGTTTACTTTTTATAAGGGGGGCTTTACACCCCCTTGATTAATTTAATTATGAATAAAGTACAATATCACTACCTATTCCGTGCTGTACTCCTGCAGATCCTCTTAAAATCACTCTTACGTTTTGTGATCCGTCGATGTCAGCCATATCAATCAGCTTGACTTCTTGCCAGTCATTCAATAGACCAGTACCAAAAAATAAGTTACTGGATTGAGCTGCTACCATCTTGTCATTCCCTAAGCCTGGTGCTGTATAAAGAGGAATACCTTGGAAGTTCATATCTGTTTTACCAACGTTATATAAATCTCTATAACCTAAAGCTGCTTGTGCTTGTACATAAAATTTAGCTGCACTCGTTGGAATGTAGATTTTTAGATCTTCTTTACCATAAACTGCTCCAGGAATTGCATCTACCACTTTATTCATCTCAGCAATAATATTAGAAGCTGAAAGAGTTGTACCACTTACGTCGACTACATCACTATCTGCTGCTAACAATGCCTGAAAGCCATTGAACTCGCCTGCGTTTGCAGTAGCACCTTGCCATATATTTTGCTCAACTTTTTCTGCCACTTTTGCTGCAACTTGTGCTAACAAGAAGTCAGAGAATTTTGATGGTAAGTTGTCGTATTGACTAAAGCCCATACTTGCAGCTTCCCAATCTTGTCTGAAATCTTTTTTACAAAGCTGTAAGTTTACTTGAAACTCCTCTGGTTGCAAGATTCTTTCTGTTAAAGTTACATTTGAAGTAGAATCAAAATCACAGGTAGCGTCTTTTAAAATACTATCAAGTGCTAATTTCTTTAATACTTCTTTGAACTTAATGTTCGGTTTAATAGTAACTCCACCACCAGATAAAGTTACACCTGATAACAACGCTGCTGCTATATAATCTCCAGCGAATTCACCAGCATAGGTTGTTGTTATTGAAGTTGTTGTTGCCATATCTATTTTCTTTTTTTATTTAATTATTAACTTGGATCTGTTGCTGTAATGGCACCTGCCGAGTTTCCGATTCCCCAAACATACCACTTGTTTCCATCACTCCAAATGTCGATAAAATCACCGACTGATTCTGCTGATGCTACGAAGTTGATTTGATCTTCACCAGAAGCTGCAACTGCTGCCCCATTTACTATTAAGTTCCCATCTATATTATCTCCCTCTGCACTATCAATAATATAATTTGAAGTATCAAACGCATTTGCTACAACAAATCTAAAATTTAAGCCAGAACTTACTGCTGGTAATGTAACTGTAACACCTGCCGATGCTGCAAGTTCATACCATTTTCCACTATCTGCTGCCGTTAGAGTAACTGCTGCCGTAACTTGATCGACTTCGTTTCTTTCTCTTCTTGCAGGGTTTACTACGTGTGTTAAAACTGCCATAATTATTTAATTTTTACTTGTTTGCTAATTTATTCATTATTCTATCCAAAGTTGTTTGTGTTCTTTGTTCTGCGAAAACAAACTTCTTTTTATCTTCTTTATTTTCTGGACTATGCTTAATTGGTTTTGTAGCTGGTTGTTTGCTCATTTCTACTGCAATTTCAGTTGCTACTTGTGAAGCCATTTCTTCTTTTTCTTTTTCCTTTTCGTCGTCCTTAATTTTCATCATATCTTCCATATATTTACGAAGATCGTCCATTTCTTTTTTAAATTCTTCTTTGGTTACGTACTCCATTTTTTCTTTATCTTCTTCCTTTTCTTCTTCTTTCTTTTCTTCTTCTTCCTTTTCTTCCTTTTCTTCTTCCATTCCGATTTGTGATATTACACCCTCATCTTCTACTGATAATGTTCTACCATCTTCTAATTGGTACTCACCAACTGGCAAAGAAATTCTTTCGTCATCAGATAAAATAAATACTTCCATATTTTGCTCAAAAGAATCTGCTTCTAAAACAGTTCCGTTTTCTAGCTTTAATTGTGCTAATTGTATGTTTTCTTCCATACCTAATAAATTTTTGATTTGATAAATTAATTCTCGTGATCTCATAATTTTATAACATTTATTGATTTATATTTTGCGTTTAAGCAGTTGTTTTACCTATACCTTGTGCGTGTAATGATCCATCACAGCAGTCAATGTGGTATGTTTCTTCATCCCAACATAAACAAGCACGATTGCTTCCAGGCCTTGGGCTTGACGTATTTCTATATCCTATATATACAGATCTTCTACGCCTTTTTTGTGCTTTTTGGGTGTTTTTTCGGTAATAAGTCATTGTCTTGTTTATATTTTGGGTTTTGTGGTCTGCCATTTTTAACTAGATACAAATAAGCATTTACTCTTGCAAAAGCCCATTGACTAGGGTTGGTTACTCTTGGACTGTGTGAAACATTAAAAGCACCTAGCCCTCTTTGAAAAACGCTAGATAAAACACCAACAGTAACACCATATCCTAATTTTTCTTTGTATCGTTTGTTAAAATCATCTGCTTTTTTTTGTAGCGTTGCTCTATCTTTTGCTGTTGGTTTTGCACCTGTTCTTCCCTTTGCTGTTCCCCTTGCAGTACCTTTGCCTTTTGGGTTAGGGTTTTTTCTACCAGATCCTGGTGCTTTTGGGCTTTTTACTATACCACCTCTTTTACCAACCTTTGCATATTTATCTTTTTTTACGCACTTGTGCTTTTTGTAATCTTTTACATAACCCTCTGGGCATTTATATTTTTTAAATTCTTCTTCACTCATAGCGTGTTTCTCACAAGGCATATACCAAGTTTGCCCCTCGTAGTCGTGTTCGTGTATGCCATCACAACCAATATCAAGTGCAATCTTCTCTGCCATATCTTTTGAGCTGTACGCAAGCCTATCCATTATAATAGCAAAGTCATCATTTACTTTTTCGCTATATAATTTTAATTCACCTAAACTTTTTAGTTTGCTTTCTGCCCA